AACAGATTTGGACGGGGGTGCGGCCGTAAATAATCCAACAGGCTGGGCGTCGGCATCAGAGCAACCCGAGCAGACCGCCGCCGAGGGCGCCGCCGGCGGCGCCAACCGGGCCGCCGAACGAGCCGCCGATGCCCGCACCGGCCAAGCCGCCGCCGAGCAACCGCTGCAGGGTCGACGGCTGCTGGATTGGCGATGAAGTGATCTGCGTGCCGCCCAGGCCACCGGCGCCGCCGACCGCGGCATTGTAGCGCGATAGCTGTTCCCACGGCCGCGCCTGCTGGGCGGCGTATAGCTTCATCTGATCGGCTAGTTGCGCCTGCGCGCGATCCTGATTGTATTGCCCGAGCGCCATCAGGCTCTGCGCCGGCGCATATTGCGCCTGGTCGAGCGTGGGCATGAGTTGCGACCACTGCCCCGCCCGCTGCAATCCGGCAGTGTAATCTTCCGCCAGGATCGGATCAGCGCTTTCGGCCAGCGCGCGCGCCATGACATCGGTATGTTGCCCGCTGCCATAACGGCCGGCACCGCTCATGGAAGAATTGATCCGATCCCCGATCCGCCGATTATTGGTGTTGAGGATATTTTCAAGATAGGGGTTCGTCCCCCCCGCTTCTTGTATCTGTTGCAGGCCTAGTTTTTGCGCGGCCAAAATGCCTTCGGTCCCGCCAAGGCTACCCTGTGCAATGCTCTGCTGGCCTCCTATGCCTTGCGTTACCAGCGGGTCCAATGGCGCCTGCGTCGGCCCGGTATAGGGCTGGTAGCCCTGATCGCTGCCAATCAGATTGGCGGCCGAGTTCATCACGTTCTGCAAATGCGGCTGCGCCGCCGACCATGGGTCTTTGGTCTGCGTGGTTTGCTGGGTGACTGGCTGCTGTCCGCCGCTGCTCATAGCAGTTTCTCCATGATGACGTGGCGTAGGCGATAGCCGCGTGTTTTGAGATATTTCGACCAGCCGGGGCGGCAGATCGGCCGGCACATGGCGCAGCCGGCATCGCGCAGCATCTGCTCAAATGCAGGTAACAGGTCTTGCCACTGCTCGCGGTTGAAGCCGGCGAGCCAGATCATGTCGCCGTAGCTCTTGCCATCCATCTGGCGAATGCTGACGCCGACGAGGGCCTGCGCCTTGTCGCCGTCCATCACCATCACCAGCCGCACCTCGCGCCTGATGATCTGGCCATACAGGTCTTGCACGCTCTCATGCGAGCGTCGGGCAATGCGCGGCAGGAACGGCAACCAGAGCGGCGCCCAAGCTTCGTGTTCGGTCAGCGGGATCGCAACCAGACGCATCAAATGTATTCGGTGATGACGACAATGCCGGCGCCGCCGCTGCCGCCACCCGCGCCAGGGGCCACGAAATGCGACACTCCGCCACCGCCACCACCGCCGAAGCCGGGTGCAGTGCCGCCGGTAATGATGCCGTTAGCGGATATGGAGTTCCCCACAGCACCGCCGCCGAACATGCTGCTGCCGCCGCCACCACAAGGACAGCTAACATTTCCATAGATGCCAGCCTGCCCCGGCGCGCCGACGGCAGCAAGATCGCCAGTCCCCGCAGCGCCGCCTGCACCGGCGCCGGTATTGGCGCCACCACCACCGCCGGGACTGCCGCCATTGGCGATGCATAAGCTCCCGACAGAAGTTGTCAGACCGGCACCGCCCAGGGCGCCGCCCCCTGGTCCTGGATCGCCCCCTGTACCGATCGTGACCGTTTTCGATGCGCCAATTGCTGTTGCCGTCGCCAGTTTACGCGAATAGCCACCGGAACCACCGCCACCACCCACGTTGCTGTTAGTACCCCCGCCACCGACCCCAGCGCCGCCACCACCACCACCGACACATTCGATGATGCAATACTTCATGCCTGCGGTGGGCGTGTAGGTGCCGCTCGCGGTGAATTTCTGGATGACAACATTGGTAATGGCAACGCTGCCGATCGCGCTGCTAACGCTGACCCCTTGAATATGCGAAGCATCGGTCCAACTGGCCAGTTGGCCGCTCGTTGGTATGCCGGCGCGCAGCACATCACCGGTACCGGAGCCGGTTGGGCCAGGAGGGCCGATCGGCCCAGTTGCACCATCGCGGCCGGGCGAGCCGCGGCCGGCAAATTCGGTGATGATGACAATGCCGCCCGAACCGGCGCCGCCGGCGGCACCGGCGCCTGCCGTATGCGATACCGCGCCGCCGCCGCCGCTGCCATAGTTCGAAGCCGGGTTGCCATTCGCGGCAACAGCCGCGCTCGGCGCGAAGGCCACGGCGCCACCGCCCATGATGCTGCTGCCGCCAGCGCCGGACCATATTGCAGTTTGGCCATCGCTCGACAGGATGCCGGGCATTCCCGGGGCGCCGGCAGAAGTTATATCACCAGTGGCAGGGGTAGCTCCCGCACCGCCGCCGATCAGGGCGCCGCCGGTGCCCCCACCGCTGCCGCCATTGGCACCGCACAGTGTGCCGACAGCACTGGGGCCGCCATTGTTGCCAACGAATGATCCACCCGAAGTTCCAGACCCGCCGGCGCCGACAAGCACCGCTTGCGATAGGCCGATGTCGGCAGCACTGGCATATTTGCGGGAGTAGCCGCCGGAACCGCCGCCGCCGGCGAACCAGCTCGCATTTGCTCCGAAGGTCGTCGCGGCTCCAACGCCGGCACCACTGCCGCCGCCGCCGATGCATTCGATAATGCAACATTCCATGTTCGGCGTCGGCGTGTAGGTGAATGAGCCAGGCGTTGAAAAAACCTGCTTGCCGAGAATGATGCCGCCGCCGCCGTGCAGTTGGAAGTCAATGAATTCGCGCGAATACAGGAAAACCCAGCTGGTGCCGTTGTAGAGCAGGTCGGTGTAGGAGCCGGCGATGAATTCGCCGCCTAGAAGGTTCTCCCCGAGCGCGGTCTTGACCAGCACCGCACCAGTGCCATCCATATCAAGCGTAATGCTGGCGGTATTGGTCAGACCGGGACCGATCTTGAGCTTGACGACCAATCCGGTTGGAACAGTGGTATAGGAAATGCCGGATAGAAAGGCTTGGGCGTTGGCTGTGCCAGTGGTGACAATGGAGCCGTTGAGCAGATTGCGGTTCTTGGCGTGCGCCGCCATCATCCCACGCGCGGAATTGTTCACCGAAGCCCGGGCTTGGCCCTCAACCCAATTGATCAGCGCGTCGGCGTCGCCGTTGTCGGTGGCCGTGGTTGACCATGATTGATAGTCTTCACCGGGTCCGGCCATTTGTTTTCACCTAAGGTTAGAGCAATGCCCCTTGCCAATAGCTTCCGAGAGCAAGCATCGTGCCGCCGCTGGTGAAATAAGCATACAGTTGATAGCTGTCGGCGCCGGTGGCGATATCGAAAGCCGTAAACACAGTGCTGGCATCGGTAGTCGGAATATATCCGGTGAAATTTCGCCAAGCAGCACCGTTCTTGTTTATTTGAACTCCGACAATAGCGGCGCTAGGCGTGTTGCCGTGCAAATTTCCTGTTAACAAAATGCGTCCTGCCGGCGGCGTCCAAATCATAGTTGTAGTGTTATAGTTTCCGCCCTGATTTATAATCGCCGAGGTAAAATTCACCAGTGCATAGGCGCTGGCGCCGTATCCCGTTTGATCTGCCGGCAATTTCGCGACGAACAGCGACTTGGCGTTTTGCACGGCTGCAATAGCGGCCTGCACAAACGCTGTGGTTGCCAGATTTGTTGTACTATCAGTTGCCGGCGTCGGCGTCGGTGCGGTCGGTGCGCCGGTGAAGGTTGGCGATGCCAATTTGGCGTAGGTGCTCACCCCCCGGATCGTCGTCGCGGTGACCCATTCCGCAACTTGACCAGCCGCGGGCGCGCCAGAATTGCTGACATTGCCGCCACTGGCCGGTGTGGTCCAAATGGTATCGTAGTTGGTCGCAGTGTTCTTGGTGAGTAATTGCCCTGCAGTTCCCCCGACCGGAACGCCGGGCCCGGCTGGGCCGGTTGCGCCATTGGCGCCCGCAGGGCCGCTCGGGCCGGTTGCCCCAGGGGGGGAAGGTTGCCAACTGGTGTCGGAGCCGCGGCGGCCGTAGATAGTGCCATCGGTCGGCGCTTCGGGAATGCCACCGCCACCGCCACCGCTGGTCGACAGAATGCCGAGTGCATTGCGTGCCGTATAAGGATCGCGCGCTGCGTCGAAATCGCGGCGCCAACTCATGCCACCGTTCCATCCTGCTGGGCGTCAACCAGCACGCCTTGCGCGTGCGTCCATTTGGTTGCGCGCGGAATGATGTGGCGAAAGCGATGCAGCCGGGACGAGCTATAGACCGCGGCCGAGCCGGTGACCTCGATCGGAAAGGCTTGGCTCCATGCCACATCATCCTGCAAACGCTCGCGGGTGCCGTCATAGATCACGCCCTCAGCGCCATCGGCGATGGGATAGACATCGCCCACCATGGCGCGCCGGCCGGGCACCAGATGCAACTCGGCGGTTTCCAGCGTGGCCTGCAAATTCGGCCCGGCGAGTTCGGATAGATAGCCATCGGGATTGATGGCGGCGACCTTTGGTCGGCCACCGATATAGGCGAAACTATCGAGCGAGCGCGCGGTGCTGTCGAGCAGCGCATCGCCCGGTTCCGGCCCGGTGGTGTCGAGATCGAGGCCGATCGACGCCAGCGCCGCCGGCGCCCACATCTGGGCATTGATCGCCGCCCGCGACCAGCGCTGGTTTGCCCAGTTGAACAGGATCACCTGATCGTAATAA